GGGAAAAGAACTTGCCCCGATGCCCCAAGTCCCAATGAACACAACAGATGCGCCATCCCGAAAGCTGCAGATCACGGCGATTTCCGTGGCGGACGCGGCCAAGGTGCTGGCCTCGGCCTATGGGCGGCGGGTCACCGAACAGCAGGTCTGCGAGGTGGCCGAGGCAGGCGGGCTGATCCGGGCCGACGGCACTATCAACCTGCTGGAGTACGTGGCCTACCTGGTCGAGGAGATGGCCCGTGGCCGGTGAAGCCGAAACCATCCAGCCGCGCCGCCTGTCGCCGACGGTGCTCTGCCGATTGCTCAACTCGCTGGGCCGGGGCGAGGTGATCAACGAGCGCCAGCTCCGCCGGCACCGCACGCGCGCCGGGTACACGATCGGCGACGCCAAGACCGTCGATCTGTTCCGCTACGCCGCATGGCTGACGCTGGAGCACTACAAGCCCAAGGATGACCCGGCCAGCTATGAGGAGGTCAAACGCCGCCAGGCGGAGCGCAACGCGGAACTGGTGCGCGCGGCCCAGGACATCGGCGACCTTCCCCAGGTTGTCGACCCCGAGCGGAAGGCGCGATGTGAGTCTTTCTTCCGCGAGTTCTGCGAGACGTATTTCCCGGAGGCGTTCTACCTGCCGTGGTCGGACGATCACCTGCGCGTGATCGACAAGATTGAGAAGGCGGTGCGCACTGGCGGCCTGTTCGCCATGGCCATGCCGCGCGGGTCGGGCAAGACGGTGCTGTGTCAGACGGCGGTGCTCTGGTCGGCGTTGATCGGCGCGACACCGTTCGTCTGCCTGATCGCGGCCAGCGCCGAACGCGCCCGCGACTTGCTGGAGAACATCAAGATCTGGCTGGAGACCAACCCGCTGCTCGCGGCCGACTTTCCTGAGGTCACATATCCGATCCAATGCCTGGAGCGGATCACCAACCGCCAGAAGGGACAGAAGTACAAGGGGGAGCCCACGCGCATCGACTGGGCGTCGGATCGGATCGTCCTGCCGACCATCGCCGGCAGCAGCGCCTCGGGTGTGGTCATCTCCAGCAGCGGCATGAAGGGCAGCGACATTCGCGGGCAGAACTACGCCCGCGCCGATGGGCAGGTGGTGCGCCCGCAGTTGGTATTGGTCGATGACCCGCAGACGACCGAGTCGGCCTGGTCGCCTTCGCAATCGCAGCGCCGCGAGGCGATTCTTGCTGGTGACGTGCTGGGCATGGCCGGGCCCGGGCGCAAGATCGCCGGCTTGATGGCATGCACCGTGATCCGACCCGGTGACATAGCTGACAACATCCTCGATCGCGAGAAACATCCGGAGTGGCAAGGCGAACGGACGAAGATGGTCTACGCCTTTCCCTCGGATGAGAAACGCTGGGCCAAGTACGCCGAGTTGCGGGCGGACTCACTCCGCAACGATGGTGATGGATCGGAAGCCACGGAGTTCTACGTCGCTCATCGTGATGAGATGGACGCCGGCGCGATCGTCGCCTGGCCGCAGCGGTTCAATGAGGACGAGGTCAGCGCGATCCAGCACGCGATGAACCTGCGGTATCGCGACGAGGCCGCCTTCTTCGCCGAGTATCAGAACGAGCCGATCGTCGAGGAGATCGGCGAGGAGATGCTCACCGCCGACCAGATTGCCGCCAAGCTCAACGGTTATCCCCGGAATCAGATTCCGCTCGGGTGTAATCACCTGACCTTGTTCGTCGACGTGCAGCAGAAGGTGTTGTACTGGATGCTCTGCGCGTGGGAGGAGAACTTCACCGGCTACATCGTGGACTACGGCACCTGGCCGGATCAGCGCCGACCCTACTTCACGTTGCGCGACGTCCGCTCCACCCTCGGCCGCGCTACACCCGGTGCGGGCATGGAGGGCCAGATCTTCGCCGCACTCGACAAACTCACCGCCGAGAAGCTTACCCGTGCGTACCGGCGCGAAGACGGCGCGGAACTGCGGATCGATCGCTGCCTGATCGACGCCAACTGGGGCCAGTCGACCGACGTCGTGTATCAGTTCTGCCGTCAGAGCAGTTTCGCGGGCATCCTGCTGCCCAGCCACGGCAAGTATGTCGGTGCGTCCAGCGTCCCGTTCAGCGAGTACAAGCGCAAACGTGGCGACCGCATCGGCCTGCACTGGCGCATCCCCAACACCGTCGGCAAGCGACAGGTCCGCCATGTCTTGATCGACACCAACTACTGGAAGACCTACGTCCACGCCCGCCTGGCCGTGGCGATGGGCGATCCCGGTTGTTTGTCGCTGTTCGGACATGACGACAAGACGCACCGTCTGCTGGCAGATCATCTGACGGCTGAGTATCGCGTGAAGGCGTCCGCGCAAGGACGAACGGTCGACGAGTGGAAGCTTAGGGCGACGCGCCCCGACAACCACTGGCTGGATTGTCTGGTCGGTTGCGCGGTGGCGGCGTCGATCCAGGGCGCGGGACTTCCGGGCGTCGAATCGCGAACGGTCCAGACCCGCCAGCGCGTCAAGTTGTCGGCGCTGCAAGGGAGGCGATGAGCGATGCCGATGTCGGTAGCCAACCCCAAGCCATCAGCGAAGCGCGGTCTGGAGTGCCCCAAGTGCGGCTGCGCCCACTTCCGCGTGCTCTACACGCGTCCCGCCACCGGTGGCCGTCTGCTTCGCCGCCGCATGTGCCGTCACTGCGGGCGACGGGTGACGACCTATGAGGTCGTCGGTAACGTTAGGTTCGGGACAGACTCTCGAGCAGCCAAGACGCCCGCTTGTTGATGATGTCGCTCACGCGCTGGGCCATTGCCGCATCGGCCGGCGCGCTGAGTACAGCTTCGTTTCGCAGCCCGTCGTGCGTCTTGCCGCAGAGAATCTCGATGCGCTCGCGCAGCATGGGCCAGCCCACGCTGGCTTCTTTGGCCATCTTCTGCCAGTGCGCGGGCGTGATCTTCTCGATGGAATCGCTCTTGCCGATCTTCATGGCCGGGGTCTTGGACAGTTCCGGCCAGGCCAGCGTACAGACCAGGTCATACAAGGGCGCGAGTCGTCGGTTGCCGTTGCGATAGAGGATCGAGTAGTTCTTGCCGTGGGCGTCGGCATTCCCGATCAGCACGTTGAAGATCAGGCCGTCGAGGAAGTCCCGGATGTCCAGCGCCGCAACGGTGGACCACTCGCGGAGCAGGCCGATACAGTCGCGGAGCAGCGGCCCACCTTCCTGCTGGTACTTCCGCTCCGGTGGGAAGCCCAGGGCCTGGCAGAAATCCTCCTGATGAACGCGCGTGACCGAGCCATCCTCGCCGATGGCGCGGTCGTATCGCTGGACGACGAGGCACGGTTTGTCTCCGGCCATGCGGGTGGACACCGCAGGAACATTCAGGCCGACTACTTTGGCCAGCGTCATGCAAAGGACTTCGACGGCCACCAGCCCGGGGAAGCGATCCGGCTCCGGCTTGATAATGTGCGTGCTGGGCGTGTTGCCCAGCGGCAGCGCGACAGCGTCGTCCTGAATCAGGACCGGCAGTTTCGACTGCGCTCCGGCCAGCGAAAGCCGCAACCCTTCGTGGCCCGCCAGCAGCGGACGGCGGGGCAGTTCCGCGACGATCTCTTCCAGTTCCTTCTCGCTTAGCTCGCGTACCCGTCTCTCGCCGACGATCGGAGGCGGCGATTGCTCCGGTAGCAGACTGACCGCTCCGGCACATTCTCCGCCGATGCGCTCGAGCATGGCGAAGTCGTTGCGTTCGCTGATGCCCAGGATGGCGGCGATCTGTTGCCTTGGCCCTTCGTCGGGGAGGATGCCCGCGAAGAACGGCCGTGCGTGCTTTCCGCGAAACGGTTCGCTCTGCAGCGGCAGCGACCGGGAAAGCGGCATGGCGTTCGGCCTGCCCATCCACTGTGCGTCGTAACGGAACTCAAGCAGCCCGCTGTCATCTTGGTCTAGCGTTCCGACCCGTTCGCCATTGAGATAGACCTTCAGCCGCTTCATGGCATGCCGCTCCCCGTTTCATTGCCGCCCATGGTCGTGATCTCGATGGCCAGTCCCAGCGATTGGAGGACCAGAAGAGTCTTGCCGATCTGGCATGTGGGCTTGCCCTTCTCCAGATCGACGATGAACCGCAGCCCCGTGCCGCAGGTCATGGCCAGTTCTTTCTGGGTGATCTTCAACTGCTTTCGCCGCGTTCGGATCGCCGCTCCGAGCTGTGTTGGGGTTTGGGTCTTCATGGCGTTACCGATCGGTAATATATCGGCTACCTGCCAGCCGAGCAATAGGCATTTTACCGTTCGGTAAAACTTTTCCAGTATGGCCGGTTCCGGTGGAAATATTCCCGATCGGTGTATTTTGCGGCCGAACGGGACGTCGCCCCAAGCTGTCGCGTTGTTCGCGTCATCTTCATACTGGCGACGACTTGGGCCTCGACCTGGGCCGCCAGGTTCTACATGCGTAACGAAGTGCATTTCTGCTGAGCGGGCTCCGACAGTTTTCGATTGCGCCGGGTAAGTAACTCTATGGCGGCCATGGATGGCCCGCCTTTGAGGAGCTTCATGGCCGAGGAACTGGACAACTCGATCAAGGAGAACGCCGTCGGGCCACGGAAGGCCAGCGGCGATTCGGGGTCGGTCGAACAGCATGGTCTTGCCGACCAGATCGCTGCCGACAAGTACCTCGAATCGAAGAAGGCCAGCCGGTCGAAAGGACTCGGCATCAAGCTGGCCAAGGTCAGCCCGGGAGGGACCGTCTGATGTGGCCCTTCACCTCTCGTCGCCGCGCCACCGCCACAGACGACCGGTCCCTCCCGGGATTGGCTGACGGTCCGGATGCTCCAGGTACAAGGGTGATCCGCGCTCGCTACGACGCGGCGCAGACCACCGCCGAGAACGCCCGGCACTGGGCGATGGCCGATGGGCTGTCCGCCGATGGCGCGGCGTCGCCCGACGTCCGCAAGAAGCTGCGTGAGCGTGCCCGCTACGAGGTGGCGAACAACTCCTACGCCAAGGGCATCGTGCTCACGATCGCCAACGACTGCATTGGCACCGGGCCTCGCCTGCAGTTGCTGACCGAGGACGCCGAAACGAATCGGATCGTTGAAGCGGCATTTGCTGAATGGGCACGGGCGGTGAACCTGGCCGAGAAGCTCCGCACGATGCGGATGGCCAAGGCGACCGATGGCGAAGCGTTCGCCGGCCTGATCGAAAGCGCGACCGTCGATTCGCCCGTGATGCTCGAACTACGCCTCATCGAAGCCGATCGCGTGGCTTCGCCGGTCTTCCCCAGAGTGTCGAACATCCCGCCGGCCGCGCAGGTCGATGGCATCATTCTCGATGGCTGGGGCAAGCCGCAGACTTACACCATCATGCGTGAACATCCCGGCGCGCCGAACAGCGCATCGGCGTGGAAGACACCTTTCGACCTGGTGCCGGCTGATTCGGTGATCCACTGGTTCCGCGCCGACCGGCCCGACCAGCACCGAGGTGTGCCGGAGATTACCCCGGCGCTGCCGTTGTTCGCGCAACTGCGACGCTACACGCTGGCGGTGATCGCCGCCGCCGAGACCGCCGCCGACTTCGCGGCCGTGTTGTTCACCGATGCGCCGGCCAACGGCGAAGCGCAGCCGCTGGAGCCGATGGACATCGTCGAACTTGAGAAGCGTATGGCCACGGTGCTGCCGGATGGCTGGCGATTGGGGCAGATCGAAGCCCAGCAGCCGGCCACCAGCTACGCCGAGTTCAAGCGGGAGATTCTCAACGAGATCGCGCGTTGCCTGAACCTACCGTACAACATCGCCGCCTGTAACTCGTCAGGCTACAACTACGCCTCCGGTCGCCTGGACCACCAGACCTACTACAAGTCCATTCGCGTCGAGCAGGCCCACCTGGCTGAAGTGGTGCTCGACCGCATCTTTACCGCATGGGTCCGCGAAGCGTCGCTCACCCCGGAACTGGCGATGCTCCATCACGTTCGATCGCTTCCGCACCAGTGGTTCTTCGACGGCACCGAGCACGTTGACCCGGCCAAGGAAGCCAACGCCCAGGCGACGCGCCTTTCCAGCAACACCACCACGCTCGCGGCCGAATACGCCCGCCAAGGCAAAGACTGGGAGACCGAACTGCGCCAGCGCGCGAAGGAACGCTCGCTGATGCAACAACTCGGTTTGACCGAGACGCCCGCACCAACCCAAGACACGGACGACGAAGACATGGAGGTCGACACGGATGCATCCGGAACCGAATCAAGACAAGCAGCCTGAGTATCTGACGTTTCGGTGTCCGCTGACGGTCGAGGCGGCGGATACAGGCGAGAAACAGTCCGGGGGCGGGGGGATGCCGCGCTTCCGCATGGTCGCCTACACCGGCGGCGTGATGCGGATCACCGGCTTCCCCCACCCGGTCGTGGTCGATCTGGAGGGCCTGGCCATCGAGCGCCAGGACATCCCGATTCGACTCGACCACAACCCGCGACAAGGCGTGGGCCACACGCAGCGGGTGGTGATCGAGAACGGCCAGGTCGTCGCCGAAGGCCTGGTCAGCCGCGACACCAGTTGGGCGCGCGATGTGGCCAAGAGCGCCGTCAATGGCTTCCCTTGGCAGGCGAGCATCGGCGCTTCGGTGGTGGACGCCCAGTTCATCCCCAACGGCCAGGAGGTGACGGTCAACGGCCGCACCTTCCAAGGACCGCTTCATGTGGTCCGCCAGGCCGTCCTCAAAGAGATTTCGTTCGTCGACAGCGGTGCGGATGCCCAGACCAGCGCCCGCATCGCTGCCCAAGACAACCTTCAGCACACCCCGTCACAGGAGCAGACTTCCATGACCGCAACCGACACCCCCGCCCCCGGAAGCCCCGGAACCGCCGGAACCCCCGGAGCCACCGCCACGACCGACGCCGCAAAGCTCGCCGATGCTGCGGGTACCACGACCGTCGCCGAGCCGGTCACGACCGACGACGATCCGAAGGTGCAGGAGCCGCAGAAGCCGGCCAGCACGGCGAAGCAGAGCGCGACGCAGGCCACGCCCACGACCGTCAACGCCTCGGCCAACGCGCCCGCGAGCGACTCGGCCGACGGTGATGATGACCCCGTCCTGCAGATGCGACAGCAGATCGCCTCCGAAACGCGGCGCATCGAAGCCATCCGCAAGATCTGCGACGGCAAATTCCCAGTGGTCGAGGCCAAGGCCATCGAGGAAGGTTGGGACGAGACGCGGACGGAACTGCACGTGCTGCGCGCCTCGCGCCCCAAGATTCCGCCGTCCACCGCCGGCAGCCGACCGGAGCCGACCAGCCCGCAGGTCTTCGAGGCCGTGGCGATGATGGCCAGTGGCCTGCCCAACTCGCGGGTCGAGGCGATGTTCGTCGAGCCGGTGCTCGAAGCCGCCGACAAGCTGCGCGGCATGGGCATCCAGGAGTTCTGTGAACTGGCCTACGGCCAGCAACTGCCGCGCTTCCGCCGCGACGCCGCCGGTTGGCTGCAGGCCGCGTTCAGTACCACCACGCTTCCGGGCGTGCTCAGCAACATCGCCAACAAGATGCTGCTGGAGGGCTACAACTACATCGAGGATGCCTGGCGCAAGGTCGCGAAGATCGCCAGCGTCAACGACTTCAAGGAGCACAGCCGCTACCGCATGACCGGCGCGTTCAAGTTCGAGCAGGTCAGCGCCGACGGTGAGCTCAAGCACGGCAAGCTGGACGAGCAGAAGTTCGGCCAGAAGGCCGACACCCACGGGATCATGTTCGCGCTCACCCGGCAGATGATCATCAACGATGATCTCGGCGCGTTCACGGACATCCCGCGCCAGATCGGCATGGGTGCGGCCGAGTCGATCGCCGATGCGGTGTGGAGCCTGTGGCTGCGCAACCCCGTCCAGGTCGACGGCAAGGCGTTCTTCCACGCCGATCACGGCAACTACGCCGAAGGCGCGGACACCGCACTCAGCGTCGACGGCCTGACCGACGCTGAAATCCAGTTCAGCCAGCAGACCGCGAACAAGCCCAAGCCGTCGACGAACCCGCACGTGGGCAAGTTCGACGTGGTGTCCAGCGTGTACCTGTCCAACGTGTCGTTCAACGGCGCGTCGAGCAAGGCGTGGTATCTGCTGGCCGACCCCAACCGCCTGCCCGCCATCGAGGTCGCGTTCCTCAACGGCGTGGATCGACCGACCGTCGAGAAGACCGACGCCGACTTCAACACGCTGGGCATCCAGTTCCGCGGCTACATCGATTTCGGTGTCCGCGAACAGGATCACCGTGGCGCTTTGAAGATGAAGGGCGAGGCGTAAGCTTCGTCCCTTCCGGACCCAATCTCAACACCTGACCTGTAAAGGACAACGACTATGACTGCTCGATTCATTCAGAACGGCAACAGCATCGACTACACGCCCGGCGCTGATGTGAGCGCCGGCGACGTGGTCGTCCAGGGCGACCTGGTCGGCATCTCCAAACTCGATATCGCCTCTGGCGCACTGGGCGCTCTGGCTGTGACCGGCGTGTTCGACGTGCCCAAGACCGCTGGCGTCGGTGAGGCCATCGACGCCGGTGTGAAGGTCTACTGGGACGTCGCCGACGGCGTCGCCAAGGAAGACGCCGAAGCCGGCGCGAACAAGTACCTCGGCAAGACGGTGCTCGCCGCCGGTGACGACGACGCCACCGTCCGCGTCCGCCTGGAGCAGTAGCCCATGGCCCCCGGACGTGACCTTCTGCGTGACGGTCTGAACTGGCTGGAGCAGCAGCGCACGGTCCACATGACCAGCCCGGTGACGTATCGCCGGGCTGGTCAGGCCGACGCCGAAGTGCAGGCCACGTTCGGCAAGACCGACTACGAGGTCGCTGATGACTACGGGGCCACGATTCGGACGCATGTGATCGACTTTCTGATCCTCGCGGACGAACTCGGGCATGAACCACAGGCGAGTGACGTGATCGTCACGGACGGTCGCAAGTACGAAGTGATGGACCTGGCCGGCGAAGGTGCATGGCGCTGGTCCGACCCGTACCGCACGACCTTCCGCATTCACACCAAGGACACCGGACCCCCGGATTAGACACATGATCGAATGCACCCAGTTTGAGCACTGTAAGGAGCAGTTCGAATCGCTCCACGAGAAGCTGGATCGACTCGACGAGGCCATTCGCGGCACGCCCGGCAACGGCAGTCGCCCCGGCATCCTGGTCCGGCTCGATCGGTTGGAGCAGGACGCCAAGCGCCAGTCGAAGCTCATCTGGCTGATCATCGGTGCGGTCGTCACCGCATCGGCGTCCGGAGCGGTCGCCTTCATCACAGGGTAGTGCAATGAGTCTCGTCACCGACATCGCGGCCGCCGTGGCAGCGGAGATCAACGCCGCCGCCCCCGGCACGTTCGACCAGACGTTCACGGCGCAGCGGAAGGTCGTGCCGGCCTACGAGTTGTCTGAACTGGCGGATCTGAAGGTGACGGTGGTGCCCAAGGCCGTCGAGATCAGCGGATCGACCCGCAGCGCCAGCCAGTACGACATCACCGTCGACATCGGCGTCCAGAAGAAGCTGCCCGCGACGCCGGAGATGGAAGCCGAGGTCGAGACGCTGGGCACGTTGGTGGACCAGATCGCCGACTACCTGCGTCGCCGTCCGCTGGGTGCGGCACCGTTTGCAGCATGGGTGAGCATCACCAACGACCCGGTCTACGCCCCCGAGCACCTGTTGGAGAAGCGCGTGTTCACCAGCGTGCTGACCCTGACCTATCGAGCCATGAAATGAGGCACAAATGAACAACGTCATTATGCGAAAACTCGTTCTGACCGCCGACTACCAGCCGCTGGCTGCGGAGCGCGTGGTCGGATCGTTCACCATCAGCGCCCCGCCGAGTAACGAGGACGACGCGATCTTCCAAGGCGATGAGGGTGCCGACGTGCCCTGGGTGCCGGGCGAATGGCACGAGTTCAACCGCGTCAACCTGGCCGAGGTGAAGGTCAAGGGCACGCCCGGCGACATCGTCACCGTGGTTGGGGGGACGTGGTAATGCCGTACATTCAGGAACCCATCCCGGTCGTCAGCGAACCGCCCATGCGGGAGTGGTACATGCTGCAACTGCCGTGGTCCGGCGAGGTCACGGAGATCAGGCGCATCAACATGCCCGGCCTGCAGGAACTGTACTGCGACGGCAATCCGCTGACCACGTTGCCCTGGGACGAACTGCAGGAGCTGTACTACTTGAGCGTGTACTACTGCGCGTTCGTCACGCTGGAACTGTGGCGGTTGCCGAACCTGTATTCGTGCTACGCCGGCGACAACTACGACCTCGAGACCGTTGACGCGCATGACATGACCAACCTCGGTGATCTGGACCTTTACTACTGCCAGTCGCTGACGACGCTGGACATCTCCGGCTGCACGAACCTGGGCTACATCTACGCCTACGGCTGCGCGTTCGATGAGGCGATGGTTGATCAGCTGCTCGCCGACCTCGTCGCCAACGGTACGACCGGCGGCTACCTCCGCATCAACAGCGGCACCAGCGCACCGCCATCCGACCCGGACGGGTTGGCGCTCAAGGCCATCCTGATCGACCGAGGCTGGAACATCTACCACAACTGACTCCCGTAATTCCCGGACCTCGGAAGGACCGCCATGAAAGAAATCCAACCCACCACCGTGCAAGTGAAACTCTCCGACGGACACGAGGATGAATTCGTCCTGGTCCACGACGGCGAGCAGATCATCGAAATGGTCGAGCCCAATAGCGGCAAGTTCGGCACGCCCCCGGGGCACACCATGCTGGCCGGGACGAAGGAAGAACTCGAAGCCGAGATTGCCCGGCTGAACCTGAAACCCAAGCGC